CTTACAGTGAAGCATATAACTTTATTCGCAAAAAAGAAGGCATAAATTCTATTAAGGGATATTTTAAGATTATTCTAAAATAGTAAAATATAGGTAAGTTATTTCGGTAGCTTACCTATAACGTACCTGTTGTATGATTTGTAGCGGAATAACCTACAGACTTAATTTAATGAAAAGCCGTTCCTGTTTTTATTTTGTGCGGTGGTAAATAATTTTGTAAAAATTACCTCTTAATTATCAGTTACTTACAGAATAAAGTGAAAATAATTAGTAGATAGGTGCATTTTTATTTGGGAATGTCGTAAATAAGAGCTACTCTTACAGAGTGATGAAACTAATTAATCACCTAAAAATAAAAAAGATGAAAAAAGTAGAAAGGTATTACATTGAAATAACAGGAATAAAGACAGCAGAGTTTTTATCTCATGGCGAAAAAGTAAACAACTGGAATTTACGTCAAGTATTTTTTGAAAAACCAAAAGAAAGTTTTTTGAAAAATCAAAAAGAATTAATTAATAAAGGTATAAAAACCAATCGTAGTTTTATAGTCAAAAAAGATATATATTCTATGATTACGAGGCTTGCAAGCATAGCCGATGGTCTATATCATAAACAATCATTGATAGATTCAACTTCAATAAAAAAAAAGATTACAGCACGTAAAAATGCTTATAATAAAGATAAGCAAGAAGGTAACGCAATTATTTTATCATTATCAAAAACAAAACTGACAGGCTATGAATCAATATTTAAAAGAGCAAAAACATCTTTTGAATATTGGTCAAGGTAAAAAAAGAAAAATTATGAAAAATAAAATTGAAAATAAAATAAAGCTTTCTGGTTTAAAATACTGGAAAGCTTTTGCTATTTCTGTAAATAGAGACCCCAGCAATTTTAAGCGCACTTTTTTTGCCAACATTGATAAAATCAATGGCTGGTTAAAAGAAATTGGCCTTGAATTGTGTGTTAAGGAGACTGATACTCCTTAATTGTTTTGAAAAAACAAAAGTGCGGTGGGAAAAATAAAAACAAAACCGATAAGGCAAATTAAATGAATGTAGTAGCTATGGATTATACAACATGTTATAAGCCGTTTTTACTACATTTATCTAATTCTAATGGCTTTATAACGGTGTGAATATGCACCGTATGGAGTGCAACGGAATATGGGGTATATTTAGTGTTACCCATAGTACGGTTTATTAACACACTAAACTAAATTTTAAAATATGACTGATAGTGTAATTCAATTTAATTATAGTGATGGAAATCACTTAACTACAATATATGTGAGAGCAAATACACATAAAGAAGAATTTATCCCCATTTTAGAAAATATATGTGCTGATATTGATAAGTCTGAACGTTTTCAAGATGGAAGATTAAATTGGGGAAATATGTGTTTGGAATTTATTAAAAGACTGACACAATGGGTTGATAGACCAGATGGAACTGAAATAACAACGTATAAAGAAGATAAGGATTGTAATGTTATTTATAAACATATCATTCAACCAATTGCACATATTTATTCAGACAAGACTGTTCAATTAAGTAAAACATTAAATATTTCATCTAAGCATCCCATTGGTGGAGAAGAAATATTTAATGGTACTTTGTTTGATTTTGCTGTTAATGTAAATAAAGCAGATGATGAGTAGTATTATGGGTAACGGTGGTTGTATGATTTCGGTTTTGCTTTTCGCAAAAATGAATTATACAACGTGTTACAAATCTTTTAAAATAAAATTTAGGGAGGATTTTTTATGATAATATTAGTAGGATGTGAAGAAAGCCAGGCAGTAACATTAGCATTAAGAAAACAAGGGCACGAAGCATACAGTTGTGATTTACTACCTGAAAGTGGTGGGCACCCAGAATGGCATTTACAAATGGATGTATTTGAAGCAATAAAATTTAAAAAGTGGGATGCTGGGATATTCTTTCCTACTTGCACATACTTAACTGTAAGCGCAAATAAATGGTATAAAGACCAACCTAAACGAAAAAGCGGAACATTAGTAGGTGCAGAGCGAAGGGAAGCCAGGGAAGAAGCAATTAAGTTTTTTATGAAACTTTATAATTGCGATATACCACAAGTAGCAATTGAAAACCCGATTGGAGTAATGAGCAGCAGGTTTAGAAAGCCAGACCAAGTTTTGCAACCCTGGATGTTTGGACACGGAGAAACAAAGGCAACTTGTTTATGGCTACGGAATTTACCAAAATTAAAACCGACAAATATAGTAGGAGGTAGAGTGCAACGGATGCACTTGTTGCCAAAAACAAAAGATAGAGCGTGTTTAAGAAGCAAAACATACGATGGAATTGCCGAAGCGATGGCAACCCAATGGTTTTGCAAAAACCAAAGTGCGCAGGCAATTTTATTTTAATTGTTTGTAACGAATGATAATATGGCAAGGTGGGAGTTTAAGATGCTTCACTTTCAGTTTGCTACAATGATTAAAAGAAGCACAAATATATCAATTTGGAACACAGCCCCACTTTGCTATATTTATTGTTATAGGTAGGCTGTTAAATTATTTTATTATGGCAAAAAACCGTAAAAAAAGAAAATCGAATAAATCATATGCTATTTATTCGATAGAGGACAAAAGAACAAGGACTGAAAGGTTTGCGTCTTACAGTGAAGCATATAACTTTATTCGCAAAAAAGAAGGCATAAATTCTATTAAGGGATATTTTAAGATTATTCTAAAATAGTAAAATATAGGTAAGTTATTTCGGTAGCTTACCTATAACG